CTGGAACAGCAGCACGCCCGAGGTCGACAACAGGCCACCCGGCACCGAGAACGAAAACACCGACGTCAGGACGTTCGAATTCGTGACGATCTGCTCGGTCGTCGACTTGGCCAACGTCACCCGAGGCGTCCCGAAGTACGCGTCGATGTTGTCGTAGATCTTCTGGAGCTCGGCGTTGTTCCAGGGACTGCCGACCGTCAGCGTGCCGTCGTCGTCGAGCAGGGTGGAGCGCGGAATACCCATAGGTGTCCTTTACCGGAATGACTTCAAGACCGTCGTGAGGTCGCGCCAGATGTTGGCGAAGTCGCAGACGAACTGCCAGCGGTAGGCCGCCGCGACGGTCCGCGTCACCCGTTGAATCGTGACGCCCGTCTGCGGCGTCGTGATGCCCCGCGCCGGCAGGGTGATCTGCACCTGGCGCCCGACGCGGGTCTGCGGGTTCATCGTCCAGAACTTGCCCGTGATCGTCGGGCCGTTGTTGGCGTTGTAATCCGCCTGCCACGCGCGATAGAGATCCGCCGTTTGGCTCACGGGGAGCAGATACTGATGGCGGCCGTCGGCCGCGCTCGCGGCCTTCAGACGCGCCTGGTAGGCTTCGGCGACATCACTCGGATTCAGATAGCGGTTGTAGGCGGCGACGTCCTTGATCGAGCCGTTGAAAAACCCGGCGGACCCGTTGCCGTACGACCCGATGCGCATCGGATCCGTCGTCGTCCCGATGGCGGCCGCCGCGGCCGTGGCCGTCTTCACCGGCACGCCGTCGACGTAGATCACCACCCCGCCCGCCGTGGTCGTGCCGTCATACGTGCAGACGAGGTGGTGCCAGTTGCCGTCGTTGTAGGCGAGATCGGTGAGGAAGTTCCAGACGTCCGTGCCTGTCGTCGAGGCGGCGAAGAACTGAATCTTTCCCACACCGCTGTACCAGAACACCGCCCAACCGCGATCAATCGCCTGCGATAACTTGCCGACGATGACCGCGAGCGCCGGCGTCGCCGTCGCCTTCACCCAGGCTTCGATGCTAAAGGCTTTCGTGAACGAGAAGTCCGCGACGTTGCCGATGTTCACATTCCCCGCGGCGCCGTCGAAGGTCGCGCCGGTCGTGCCGTCCGCCAGGGGCCCGGCCACGCCGAGCGTGACGCCGCTCGAATACGTGCCGTTGTGCTGGGCGAACACACCGGCGACCTTGGCATCGACCGCCGTCAGCCCGTCCCGATCCGATAACCGCCACCAGCCCGGCATTTCCGCACTCCGCAAGGCGATCAACTGGGCATAGCCGCCTTCGCGCGCGGCGATCGCATCGATCACGAGCGCGCCGGAGACGGCCGGCACCAGGTCATGCCCGGCCAGCGGGGTCAAGGCGTCGCCAGACTTCAGCGGGGTCTTCACACTCCCAGCGCCTGACGCCGGCACGCCCGTCAGATTCCCAGGACCAGACACAGCCGAGATTCCGGTAAAGGTCACGACGTCCCCGTAGGGCGTCAGGAACCCGTTGCCGCCGTTGTAGGTGTTCAGCCCGAAGCCGATGAAGACCGCCACCTCAGCGACAGGGATCGACGTGGCCCCCGCGGCGACCGCGGCCGTGGTGGTCGAGGTCGGCCCAGTGGCCGTGATCGCCGTGCGGGTTTGGGTGAGGTCTTCCTCGTATTCGAGGACGTCATACCAGCCGTTCGCGACGTCGATCGGCGTGATGCGTTCGAGCGGTTCGACGTCGTAGTAGTGCACGTCCTGGTAGGCATCGATCCGCACGTTCCAGCCGAATTGCTGTTTGATCTGCAGGAGTGCATCGAAGGCCTTCACGCCCAGGAAGACCAACGGGGCCGTCGCGATGGCGGGGCCGCCCGGCTTCACATGCCGCGTCGTGAACCCGTCTGTCGTGAAGTTATTGACGATGTCGATGACGACATCCGATGAGGACATCCCGACCGGGTAGGATTTGACGACCAGCCGCTTGTTGAACAGGAAGCGCCAGTCGGCGGCGGAGACCCGATACGCGACATGCGCCTGGGCGTTCTTCAGGGAGAGCGATCGCGCGCGCACCACCGTGCCGCCGAAGACGCGATTGCTCGGCGCGCCGCTGCCGATCAGGACCGTCTGGCCCGCGACGAGCTTGACCGGGCTGTAGACCGTGCCCATGTACTCGATCGTGAAGTCCGCCGTGGACGGCTGATCCAGAACGTCGGTGATCTGGAGGGTGCCCTTCTTGGCGAGCATCGCCGGCGCGCCGCCGATCGAGACGACGGCTTGCTGCCGGGCCCCGTCCGCCCGGGCCATCCCGGACCGGAAGGCCCCTGCGCGCGCCTGCTGGGGCGCCAACGACCCCTTCGTGACCGTCCGTCCCGCGTAGAGCGCGGTCACCTGGGCCGACCGGAACCCGTAGGGATAGACCGACAAGTCGTCGAGTGTGCCGATCAGCGGGGCCAGCGGCGGCGCATCCGGCAGCGACCCGCCGAGCCGATACCCCATGGTCGCCTCGGACGCCGGGTAGCCCTTGGCCTTGGCGTTGAGGTAGTGCGTGATCGCCTGCGTCGCGGTCAGGGCGATCCCGTTGTAGATGGCCAGCTTCGCGAGGGACCCCTTGAAAAAGTCGCCGGTGATCCCGCCGATATTCGTGGGCGTGAAGCCTGGGAACGCTGCGAAGGTGGCGTTGATCGCGCCGTTGATGTAGAAGGTCCCGGTGCCGCCGCTGATGCTGATAACCACGTGGAACCACTGCGAGGCCAGATGGGCCGCGGTCTCGACGTGGTCGGCGCCGCCGTAGATGACGTTGATCGCCCCGGTCGATTTCTTGTAGTACACGCCGACCGTCTGGGCCGCGTTCTGGAGGATCGCGCCGTTCGTCGCCGCTTGGCTGGCGTCGGGGTTCACCCAGAATTCTATTGTGAAGGTCGTCGTGCTGGCCGCCGGTGCCACGGTGATCTTGCCGGTGCTGCCGTTAAGCAGGATCCCGTTCGTGGCATCCATGAACGGACCCGCGGCCGCGAAGGGCGCTGAGCCCGCGATCGTGCCGTTGTGCGCCCCGGAGCCGCTATCGACCGCGTCGACGTTCAGTTTCCAGTAGCTCGTGGCTCCGTCGGCGATCACCGCGGCGTCGTAGACCGAGGTCTGTCCAACCAGGACGCCATCGATGTAGAGCGAGGCCGCCGTCGCGAGGACCGCGCCCACGACGACGACGTGATGCGCGACGCCGTCGGCATACGTGCCGCTGGTGACGACATCCCAGAGCGTCGCGCCGTTGACGTCGACCGCCTTGAATTCGACCTTCCCGTCCGAGCGGACGAACACCGACCACCCGTGGCCGCTCGCCTCGAGGTAACGGCCGTAGATGACCTGGCGCGTCGCGCTGCTCGTCTTGAACCAGACCGAGACGGTGAATGGGTCGCCAGAACCCGGCAGGTAGCGTCCGTCCGACGGGTTGCCGACCGTCACATAGTCGTTGGCCCCGGCCTTCAGCTGGAGCGCGAGATTGCCATCCCCTGTGAACCCGCTGACAAACGCATACGTGGTCGGCTGCGACGTGCCGCCAGGCGTCGCGTTGGCGCGAAAGTCGCCGGAGACCTCATCGACGAAGCCGCCGTGAAAGCGCTTGTAGGCCGTGTAGTCGAGCCGGAGATAGAGTTCCGGCGTCTCCTGCAGCAGCGCCATCGCGGCGAAGGGCGAGACCAGGGGCGCCATCAGGACACGTACGCCCCGTTCTGCAGGTAGCGATTCGCGATGGCGCGCTGCACGGTGTCGAACAGTTCGGACTCACGAATAACGGAGCCTTCGACGTGGATCGTGACGCCGCCGCCCATGCCGCCGAGTTTCTTCCCGATCCCGCTGAACGCCACGGACTCCCCGCCCGGCCGCTCGCCTGCCATGAACAGGGTCGGCCGCGTGACGTGGTAGAGCCCGCCGGCGGCCTGCGCGCCGCCCCAGTCCGGCATCGCTGGCAGGGCGGGCATCGGCCAGTCGGCCCACGGCGCGGGAATCGGCCCGAGCTGCTCGGCCATCGCCTTCGACACCGCGCCGATCGCGTCGGTGACCCCGCCCGGGCCGTTCAGCAGCCCAGATGCCTTTTCGATCGAGTCCTGGAATCCCGTCATGCTGGCATCGATCGGGGTGCCGTCGAAGTGAATCGACGTGATGTCGTCGATGGCGTCGCCGCTCTCGTTGGTCAACTTCCTCGCGTCGATCAGGTTCTGGATCAGCGGCTTCATGTTCGCCGGCAGCGTCGTGCCGAACTTGATCGAATCCTGGACGAGCTTCGAGAATTCATCCGACATCCCCAGCAGCACCCCGCCGACGTCAGCACCAGCGGCCTTCAGCGCGTCGAACGTCGCCATGTACTCGGTCGCCGTCTTCGAGATGTTGGCCTGCTGGAACTTCGGCCCGAGCGCGTCGAGCGTGACGCCGAACTTCTCGGCCTGCTGCTGCAGGGAATCGAAGTCCGGCTCCTTCAGCGCATCTTTGATTTTCTGCGCGGCCGTCTCGGCCTCGCCCATCTTGTTTTTCAGCTCGTCCAGGGCCGCAGTTTCGGCCTTGGCGCTGATGTGCGTGGCGTCGAGGACCTTCTGAATCGACTGGCGCAAGGCCTCGCCGTTCATCCCAAGTTCCGCGCCCTTTTTACTGATGGCCGCAATGAACTCGTCGACGGATCCATAGCCCTCGCGGCTGAACATGTCGCGCGCCGCGACCTCGTCTTTCGACGGCTTCCCGATCTTGCTGGCGAAATGAATCGCCGCCTGGACGCCGATACTGATGCCCATCGTGGCGATGCCGCCCGCGAGGTTGCCGCCGCTGAACATCGATTTCGCGAACTCCCCCTCGGTCTGACTCCCGCCCATCGACTTGGCGATCCCCGCGCCAATCTTTTGGCCGACTGACGCGCCGAGCGATGTCCCGATCGCCGCCAGCCCGCCGCCAAGGCCCCCGCCGCCCTCAAAGGCGCGCATGAGAATGCTCGGCAGTCCTGCGACGATGTCCTGAAACCCGGATTCAAACCCGCCCTCGAACTTGTCGCCAGCCCTCTTCCCTAGGTCAGGCATGAGCCCGATCGTGTTTTCGAGTTGCCGCTTGAGCGCGTCGGCTGTTCTGGTGTTCTGCGCGTCAAAGGCCGGAGTATTGGCCAGGGTATCGATGCCTGGGAGACTAAACGACGGCGGATTCGCGAGCAGATTCCACCATTCCTTCACGGCTGGGATGATCTGTTCGAGGCGCTCGTAGTAGTGGGCAAAGGCGTCGGCTTGCCGCTTCAGGACTTCCTGAATCATCTTCTCGGCATCGCCCAACCCGATGATCGCGGCGGTCGCTTTTTTGGTCGCTGGCTCGAAATCGGTGATCGCCTTCGCCGTCTTCCGCACCGCCACTTCCTGATCGCCCAGGTGCGAAACGAGCAACTTGCCGGTATCGCGCAGTTCCTGCTGGGTCTGCCGCAATGACTCCGTGCTGATGCCCAGCTTGTTGAAGACGGTCGTGACACCGGGAATCTTCTGCTCGATTTCGAGGAACGTCGTGATCGCGCCAAGGATACTCGCGGCCGTCTCGTACGCCAACGCGGTGATCCGATCGAAGATGGTGCCAGCGAAGTTGTAGGATTCAGCCGCCCACACCTTCGCCTGCATGCCGAACTTCGCCAGTGAATCGCCCGCCGTGTCCAACGCTCGCACCGTTTTGTCAGACATCACCGGCGCTTCGTTCCCGAGTTGCCGGAAATTGGAAATCATTGTCGGGATAATTTCCGCGCCGGCCTTCCCGAACAGTTGCACTTGGAGCGTGGCCAACTGCGCGGGATCTTGGACCTCGACGAGCGCGTCGGCCAGCAGGGCCATCTGCTCGTACGGACTAGCGGACTTCAGTTGCTTAAGATTCAGTCCCAACTGACTGACTGCCTTGACCGCGCCGTCATCACCGAGCGTGAGCCGCTTCTGGAGTTGCCCGATGGCCGTGGTGATCTGGTCGATGCTGTTGCCAGACTGCCCAGCGATGAAACTCAGCTTCTGGACTTCCGTTGTAGTCAGCCCGGTCTGATCCGCCACTCGGACAAGCTCGTCACCGGTCCGAAGGAGTTCGTTCGCAAGCCCGACCAAGCCCGCTGCGCTCAGCGTCACACCGAACATGCCTGCGAGACTATTCAACTGACCGACCCAACTCGATGTGGACCGCTCGGCCTGTTTCATGGCGTCGGAAATCTTCACCGTCGCCTCAGCAGCCTGACGGCCCGCATCGCTCATCCCGCGGATCATCTTGGCGGAGTCCGTCGCTTGCTTCCCGGCGTCGGACATCCCCTTCACGAGCGCGTCCATGGCGGCCTTGCCGCTGGCGGCGTCGCCCGTGATCTTGAGGATGAGTTCTTGCGTGTTGTCAGCCGCCATCAGTCACCGAGCAGGAATAGGACCGCCGCCCAGAACGGATCCTCGCCCGCGAGAATGTCGCGGAGCCCGGCGGCCCTGACGCCGCGGGCACGCGCGGCGATCGCCATATCGACATCGAGCGCGAGGATGGGATCACACACCCCCAACAACTCCGACGGGGTCTTGCCGTACCGGCGCGCCGTCTGATCCAGGGCCAACGCCATCGGGTCGTCCGAGACGAAAGGAGCGCACCGCTTGGAGCACGCGCGCGGAGGCCATCACCGACATCGTCCTGGCGAAAATCTCGGTCTTGACGTCGACATCCAGGTCTTTCACCCAGAGCATCGCCGGGTCGTAGATCGCGTCTTCCTCTTTCAGGGTGAGCTTGGGCGACACCGCCACAAGCGCGCACCATTGATCGAGGAATTCCTTATAGGTCTTCGGCTGCGTGGTGGCGACATCGACGACGGGACGATTGTCCAGGACGGCATCCGGCTGGATGTCTTGCAGTTGATTGGCCAGTTCCTCGATGATCCCGTTGAAGGCGTCCAATTTCAGAAGGCCCGAGGCGATCAGTTCGACCGGTTCGGGACGGCGACACTCGATCCGGAGCGTCGTGCCGGGCAACGTGACGTAGATGGGACGCTTGCGGATCTGTTCAGCGGTCGACGCGTTCTGCGCCATGGGAGGACCTCTCAGCCAAGTCCGGGTGCAACAAAAACGGCGACGAGGTCAGCCCGGTTACCAACCTCGTCGCCGGCGTGCCTTGCGCCACCGGCGGGCTGAGCGCCGACGGCACCCGAGCACGCGCGGCTCGCGACGAATCGCTTACTTCTCGATGTAGAGCTGGAACATCGCGTCACCAGCCGTCCGCGACGTGTCCGCGAGCGCCGTGAACTCCACCGGCCACATCGCCGGCTTCGTTCGCGCGAACGCATACTGCAGCGACTTCGACGGGTAGGCGACATACATCAGAATCACGATGTACTTCGCCGGGTTCACGCGCTGCCGGGCCGTGATCATCACGGACGTCTTCAGCGCCGCGAACGCGCCGGAGGCCGAGCCGCCGTAGAAGGCGTCCTTCGTGCCGTCGCTGAACTGCCCGATGTTGTCGAGCGCGGCCTGCAGGGCCTTGATGTTGTTTTCCTGCGCGGTGAAGCTCAGTTTCGCGCTCTCCTGCTGTAGGAAGACATCGACCCCGGCGTAGTACTGTTCCGCCTGGATCTCGCCCTTGGTCGCCTGATATTCGAAGACCGTATCGCCGTTGGTCAGGCCGATTTCGGTCCCGGTCGCCGGGACGCCGGCCGTGTGGCCGACGAAGGTTGGCGGCGCGCCGCTCGTTGGGTTGGTGACAGCCACGAAAATACGAGCGGGACCGACATGAATGGTGTTCGGGGCGAAGGCCATGGCTATGTCTCCTCAGCAGCAGGCGCGTTGCGTCGGCGCACGGGCGGATCTTTAGGAGCCTCGGTGGCCGCCACGATCTGCCCGGCTTCCTCCGTGCGAATCTCTTCCGTGAGTCGAAGCATCCGGTCTTTCAGGATGGTGATCCGTTCATGCGGCCGGACGCGGTCGAGTTCGGCGTCATAGGGTGGCAGCGTGATGACCTGCCCGACGGCATCGATCGGCACGATGACATCGCGGACCGCGACGTCTTCCGCGACGTGCCGCGGCAGCTCCACGACGGAGCCAGCCGGCAGAACCGCTCCCTGATGCGGCAACACGGCGCCGTCACGCACGCGGTAGCGCTGCATCAGGCGGCCGTCCCCACGCGCACCACGCCAACCGTCAAACTGGTGACGCCGGAGTAGGTGACCTGCAGGAGCCCGTTCGCATCCCGGAACCGCGCGAGCGTGCCCGGGCCCCAGAGGCCGATCTTGCCGGCGTTGACGACGAGCGTCAGGTTGTGTGCGGCGTTGGTGACGCCGAAGTTGTCGGCCACTGCGACGAAGGTGATCGTGATCGCGCCGCCGCTGGCGTTGTTAGCCACGAACACGTCGCGACCGGTCATGAAGAACGAATCGCCGCCGCCAGCGGCCGCGGCGAGCGCGGCGACCAGGTCGGCGATGCCGGCGTCTGGGCCGAGTGCGGTACCTGTCAGCTGTGCCATGTCGCTACCTCATGCCCCGTTCGGCTGCCCGAACGCGCGCTGAATCCGGACTTGGAGTTGCACTTCGACCCAGACCTGGGTGCTCGAGATCCCGGCAATCGACCGGCGCACGATCCGGGTGTCGACGGCGAGGAAGCCCCGGGTGACATCCACGCCGACGGCCTGCTCGATGTCGGCGCAGGCGCGAAAGAACTCCTCGATCCGGGCCTCGTCATCGGTGCCGGTGACGTCGTTGACCCAGTGCACCGTGATCGGCAGCCCAAGATCGAAAAACGAGTCCTGTTGTTCCGGCGAGTTGCCGTAATCCCAGGTCTCCGACTCGGTGGACAGCAGGATGAACGGGCGCCGGCCATCCGGGCCGACGAGCGCCTCGACATCCACGTCCGGGTCGAGCTTGACCGCCTCGATCGACTCGATGTCGTGGTGATACCCCGCACTGACGGCGATGTCCGTGAGGGCCGCCTGGATGTCCCGCAGGACCCGGTATTCAATCGGCTCCTTCGGCACCAAGGGCCTCCACGTTGCCACCGGTCCACGCGAACGACAGCTCGTGCTTCAGGTTCGTCGCCATCGCTTCCTTCGCGCGCGCGAGCCCGAGCGGCAGGTACTTCTTGAACACGTGCCCGAGCGACGGGCCTTTCTTTTCCTTGTCGAGCGGGAGATTCTTCGACCAGGCCCCGACCGACTTGTGGGTGGACCCAGCCTTGCGCATAAAGACCCCGCGGTGCCCGCTGCGCAGGGTCACGATGAACGCCTGCTCCAGCCGCCCACGCGTGCCGGAGAGCTTGTACGTGACACCGCGGCCGCGGCCCTTGGAGGGCTCCGGTCCGCGCGCGTTGAAGTCGATCAGCGGGATCCGCTTGAGCGACGCGGCGATCCGCGCTTCCGGACTCGCCCAGGTGGCCTTGCGAAACTTCAGGGCGTCCCGGACATCCTTCTGCTTCAGCCCGAGATCCGCGGCCATAGCCGGCACGACGGCCGCGCGCGCGCTCGTAATCGACCGGTTGATCGCCCGGACGACGATATTCGTCAACGCCGGCGAGAACGCCCGCAAGTTGGCGATGACAATCGCGCCGTTTTCGACCGTCACGTCCATCACAAGGTGTCCTTCGTCGGTAGCGGCAGCAACACGACCCGAATCAGATCGGGTTCAATCGCCGATTCGTATCCGTCCACCCGCCAGTTCAGCAGCGGCCCGCCATCGAGTTCCGCCGCAATCACCGTCGAGCCTTTCGGCAGGGCAGGGATGTCGGCGGTCTTCTGGATCGCCAGCACTTTCCGCGCCCCGCTGCGCGCGAAGTCGACACCAATCGGACGGCCTTCCTCGAGTGGAGACAACCACTGCGCGAAGGTCGTCACCGGTGCCGCGAAGCCGCTGTCCGATGTCCAACGCGTCACGGTGACTAGGAGCCCGGTCACCTCCGCCTGAACCTCTAACGCGAATTCCCGCAGCGCGTCGAGGCTCATCGAGATCCCCTGACTAGGTCGCGACGGGCAGGGCTGATCCGATCTTCATCTTGACGGTCGGGCTCGGATTGGACGCGGCTTCCACGGCCACACCGACCTGCTGCTGGGCGGTCGTGGTCTTGTTGACCACCTTGTTCGTCGAATCCCAGAACAGCCGGTCGCCAACCGAGATCGCGAGGGCCGAGGTTTTGCCAATCGTCACCACGCCGTCGACAACGAACTCACCGACAGCGCCATTCGTGACCGCGGCGGTGGCCACGCCGAAGATGGCCGCACCGAACAGGAACCCAATCCCAGATGCGACGTCCGCGCTGGGCGTCAGGGCCAGGACCTGTCCTTCCTGAACAAAGGTCTTCATAAGATGCCGCTCCTCTTCTGACTCGCGTTACGCTTAGGCGCCGACGTTCTTGTAAATCGCACGCCAATCGGCGGCTTTGAACGCCACGTCGATCCGGCACCGGAACTTCATGCCGTCCACATCGAACCCTTCCATCTGCGTCACGAGCGGGCCTTCCTGCCCGTCCAGGATCCCGTGATACAGCACGGGCGCCGCCCCGGCGTCGGCCGCCATATACCAGGCGGTCGCACTGGCGACATCGAGTCTCGGTTCGACGACGATGGTCAGCGGCGTGCGCCCGCCAGCCGTGAACGAGTTCACGCTGGACGAGATCGCCGGCGTGATCTGCGTGACGTACTGGTCCGCGATCGTCTCCTTGCTGGGCGGCACGACCA